GAGGGCAAGATTGACAAGCTGGACCCGGCGATGATGATGGCCGATCCAATCGTCGCCTCGCGCAAGGTTAGCCGTAAGAAGGTTGAGCAGTATCTGATGACCTGTGACCGGATCATCAAGAAGTCGGAATGGAAGGGGAAGTTTATCCCCGTTGTAACCGTCATTGGCGACGAGTGGAACATCGAGGGTGAAACGAAGCTGGAATCCCTGACTCGTCACGCCAAAGACCCGGCGCGGATGTATAACTATTGGGCGAGCGCGGAGACTGAGCTAGTTGCGCTCCAACCCAAAGCCCCGTGGATTGCTCCGGCTGGCGCGTTTGATGGGTATGAAGGCGAGTGGGCTCGGGCTAACACGGAATCCGTTGCGTATCTGGAATACAACCCTATTGATGGGCAGGCTCCGCAGAGACAATTCTTTGCGGGTGTTCCTGGTGGGGTTCGTGAAGGCCGGATGGCTGCGGCCGAGGATATCAAGGCTGTAACGGGCCTGTATGACGCTTCGTTAGGAGCTCGGTCTAACGAGACTTCTGGCGTAGCGATTCGCGCTCGGGAAGAGCAGGGCGATAACGCTACCTATCACTTCATCGACAACATGGCGCTTGCGATGGAGTTTGCCGGGAAGATCATTCTTGATCTAGCCCCGCACATTTACGATACAGCTCGGGTAGTCAACATCATCACGCCGACGAACGATCAGCAGACGGTGATGATTAACCAGACATTTATTGATCCGGCTACGGGGCAGGAAAAGACTTACGAGCTTTCGAAGGGAAAATATGCGGTTGCGGTGAAGGTCGGGCCTAGCTTTGAGTCCAAGCGTCAGGAAATGGTGCAAGCCGTGGTGGAAATGACCCAAGCAAATCCGCAACTGATGCAGATTGCTGGCGACCTCGTAATGAAGAACATGGACTGGCCGCAGAGTGAGGAAATCGCCAAGCGAATTGAAGCCATGCTCCCGCCTCAGGTGAAGGGCCAGCAGCCCCCGCCCGACCCGAATCAGCAGATGATGCAGGCGCAGTTGCAGATCGAGCAGCAGAAGGCTCAGGCCGCGCTACAGAAGGCTCAGGCGGATATCGCAGTTAAGCAGGCTGATGCACAATCTCAGGCGCAACAAGCCGCTGCTGATGCTGAAATCAAGCGGATCGAGCTTGAGATTAAGCGGATCGAGCTAGCCGTAAAGCAGCAGGAGGCTCAGACCAAGGGGATCGAGGCTCAGGTCAAGGTGTTTGAGGCCCAGTCTGGGGCGCAGGCCAGGGCCGAGCAGCGGGATATGGAAATGATGCGCCAGAACGCGCCGCAGCCCGCTCAAGAGGCGCCGGAACCCCCAGAGCCCGATGATAAGGGGCCGGATTCCAATGCTGTCTTGGCGAGCGCATTGCAGGGCTTTCAGGTTGCGCTAGAGGGCATGAGGGCGCCGAGGAAGGTTGTCAGGGGTCAGGATGGTCGCGTCGCGGGGATTGAATAATGGCGAGCTTCGTCAAGTATTACGCCTTCGTTGAGAATCTTGCCGAGAAGGTGCATAACCTCGGGTCTGACACGCTCACGATTGTCCTGTCGAATACTGCGCCGGACCTGACCGACACAAACCTTACTAGCCTGTCGGAAATCACGGCGGGGAACGGGTATTCGTCTGGCGGGAACGCGGTCACGATTACCGAGTCCAGTCAAACCACGGGGACTTACACGCTTGTTGGTAATGACTTGGTTATCACGGCGAGCGGCGGGACGATAGGGCCGTTTCGGTATGCGATCCTGCACAATGCGACGGCTAATGCTGCGATAGGTTACTGGGACTATGGTTCTTCGATCACGCTTCAGGACGGAGAAACATTCACGGTCAATTTTGGCGCTTCGATTCTGTCTTTGGCATAGGGTAAAAAATGGCTATCTACTCACTTGCTCAACGCACCACAGTCACGACGATTGCGGCGGCGTCCCACGCTTTCCTATCCCCTGCGACCAATGAGGCCGCGCTTATGGAGTGGGGCTATTTCAACGGTGCTGCCACGGCTTGTGTTGTGGGGCTTGGGAGGTCCGCGAACACTCCTACGCTCACGGGGGGCGTTGCGTTTCTCGCGGAGGATGAGGGGCGGCCCACGGGGTTGACTCAGGGCGCGGTGGCATTCGGCACAGCGCCCACGGTGCCGACCCAGTTTTTCCGGCGATTCTCTCTTGCGGCCCTGGTGGGGGCGGCGGCGGTATTCACTTTCCCTCGCGGTATTGTTTTGCCGGCTGGCGGCCAAGCCATTGTGGCGTGGAATATCACGGCGAACAGCGCAGTAGTGGATATTCACGCGGTGGTTGATGAATGATGCAGACGCTTGACGACTTGCATGGTGACGTGGTTGTGGCGAGTGTTACTATCACGCTCACTCGGAATCTCAACATGGCGATTTCGGGGACGATCACGGACGAAAACTACATCCTCAAGATGCTAGATTCGGCCCGCGACTATCTGCTTTCGCAGAGGGCGCGGCGCGGGCTTGAATCGGGGCATCGGCTTGTGATCCCTGGTTATGATACGGCGCTTTACAGGACGCCCGAGGAGGCGGCACTAATCGCGGCGCGGCATGAGGTTTCCGACGCGATGGCGGGGAGCTAGTCCGTGGGCGTGCAATTGCGATTCGGGACGGCCGGGGCCACTGGCGGGGGGTTCTCGGCGCAGTCTGGGTCTTTGCAGCCCTCACTTGAGGAGCTGCGGCACGATCCGTGGTGGCAGTGGCAGTCCAGAGGCCCCAAGACGTGGAAAGACAAGAATCGTTGGAATTCGTGCTGGTCTTGGGGGTGCCGCGTGGGGTGCGGGGACACTTCCGGCGCGGACGGGGCCAGTTATCGTGATCTGTCTTTTGCGGATTTATTCGAGCCATTTTCTTGCGATGGCGAGGGCACGCAAAGTCGTAACTTCCTGCGCGGAACGTGCAAGGACTCGGGCGGGACGGCCGTTGCTAACGCCATAGTTCAGGGGTTTAGAACGTCTGATGATGTTTTTTTGGGCGAGGTCCAAGGCAATACGGACGGCACCTACACGCTCGGTGTTGAGGCATCAAAGGCGACAGCTTGTTATTTGGTCGCGTACAAGGCTGGATCGCCTGATATTGCCGGGACTACGGTAAACACCCTAACGCCCACAAACGTAGACGGAACATCTTAGGGGTCGGCTATGGCCGACCAGCGGGAAATAACACTATACCCGGGGGATGCAACCCCTAAGGATATAGTGCTTCGCAGTCTGCCGGCGGCGACGGTTCCCGCCGGAACGACGATTTATCTGTATCAGGGCGATGCGACGCCCAACGATCCAATACTGCGCGACCCGACGACGGTTAGTGTAACCGGGCCGCAGAGTTACGAGCTAATAGCGGGCGGCGGAAGTTACACGCTTACCGGGCAAGTTGCTTCGCTGCTTGTTGGCAGGCTGGTAGGTGCCACAAGCGGGGCCTTTTCGCTCACGGTTGACGCGGCCGGCCTTGAGTATGGCTGGACGCTAAACAACTACACGCTGACCGCTGACGGGGCCGAATATTCTGCCGCGTTTGGTGATGCGAATATGGGCCACGCTCAGATTCAGGGCGGGGCTAAATATGGTCAGTATGGGGCGATAGACTTCTGGCTTAGGCCAAAAGAGTCAGAGGACGAAGAAAAGGAAGTCGCGGCCCCTAAAAAGGCCGTCCAGATCATCAAGCGCGTTGCGGAGAAACAGGCCGAGCGCGGGGAATTCAATTTAGCGCCGCTGAAAGTGGCTTTTCAGCGTGCGAGCTACAAGTATCAGCCGAATTACGCGGACATTTACCGTCGAGTGTATGAGGCGGCTTTGGTGCGATTGCGCCAAGAGACCGAGGACGACGACGAAGAAGCAATTTTGATGTTGATGTAAGCGACTAGCCGCTAGCTAGGACAAAGACCCGCCTAGAGCGGGTTTTTTCATTTGGGAAACCTAATGCCTGAGTTCATTACGGAACAAGTCGTGGACGAACAGTCCACGCCTCCGGTAGCCGAGCAACAAGCGCAGGAAGAAACGGCAAGCGCAGAAGTCAAACCTCCGGCCGAATCCAAGCCGACCGAACCCGATCCAGCGCAGGAAACGAAGAAGGCGCTGAAAGGTGTTCAAAAAAGGATTGATGAGTTGACCCGTGCCCGCTACGAAGCGGAAGAACGCGGGAGACAGGAAGCGGAACAGGCTCGGCAGGAAGCCGCTTATTGGCGGCAGATGGCAGAACAGGCCAAGCAGCAGATTGGTCCTCCCCGTTCCGATCAGTTTCAGGATTACGAGCAGTTTCTACGGGCTACTGCGGCTTTCGAGGCTCAAAAGGTCACGGAAGAACGCATCGCCGCTGAGAGGCAACAGGCTTGGGCTTACCAACAAGCGCAAGCACAACAAGCGCAGATTGCACAGGCCAAGGCTCAATACGAAGCCACTATCCAGCACAAGGTTGCAGAAGCCGAAAAGAAGTTCCCCGACTTCGTTGAAGTGGTTACGAGTCCTGAATTACCCGGATTGCAGGGCACTCCTGCGTTCGGCGCGATCCTTGAGTCCGAAATGGGCGCTGAGGTCATGTATTACCTCGGCAAGAACCCTGCTAGGGCTCATCAAATCGTATCCCTGTCTCCTTTGGCCCAAGTCCGTGAAATTGGACGGATTGAGGCTTCGCTGTCTACGGGCAAGTCGGTCACTCAAGCGCCGCCGCCTCCTTCTTCTGTCAACGCACAGACGGGAACGGCAACCAAGAGCCCCGAGCGAATGACTGTGGATGAGTATTACGCCCATATCACACGAGGACGCCGGGGGAAATAGACCGCCCCGGAAGTAACTGACCCGCTTCGGCGGGTTTGTTGTTTTTGGGGCTCCGTAAAGGACTCCAAAATGTCTAACAGCCTTAAAGTAATTGACATGATCGCCGCGCAGGCGATGAAGATCGCCCATGAAAAGGCGACCTTCCTCGGCACGGTCAACCGCTCCTATGACGATTCATTCGGGAAGTCGGGGGCCAAGATCGGTAGCACTCTGCGCATTCGTGAACCCAACCAATACACGGTTCGTTCCGGCTCCAGGGTCATGGATGTTCAAGACCAGGCCGAATCGACCCAAACGGTGACGCTCGCGACCCAAGATGGGGTCGATATGCGCTTCAACAGCGCGGAACTGGCGCTCTCGATTGACGAGCTTACGGCCCGTTATATCGAGCCTGCCGTGTCTGTGCTGGTGTCCAAGATCGACGCGACCCACCTTGCCACGGCGACGAAAGCGGTTGCCAACCTCGTCGGCACGGCGGGCACGGCGATTGGTGCTGTCACTTCCGGCTTCTCGGATACCTCGGCCATCGGTGCGGCTCGCGCCAAGCTGAACATGGGCCTGGCTCCGAAGGATAGCAACCGCGTGATCCAGCTTGACTCCGTGACGATGAGTTCTATCGCAAACGGTATTAAGCCGCTCATGAACCCCCAAGCCGACATTAGCAAGGCGTGGCGTGAAGGGTTTATCGCTCGCACGGCGATGGCTGACCTCTACGAGAATGATCGTGTTTATTCGCACACGGTTGGCTCGGATGTGACCAGCATGACGCTTTCCGGTGGTGGTGGTCTGGCCTCTGGAGATACCTATTTTGATATCTCCGGTGCCACGATGGTCGCGGGGGACGTGTTCACGATTTCGGGTGTTTACGATGTTCACCCCGAAACCAAGACCGCTTACGCCCACCTGAAACAGTTTGTTGTGACTGCTGTTTCCGGCTCGGCTTACACGGTTTGGCCCACCCCGATCTCGTCCACGACGAACGCGAAGCAGAATATCTCTGCCGCGCCTGTGTCGGCTGCGACGGTTACTGCTGTGGGAACGGCTTCCACGGCTTACCGTCAACCGCTGATGTATCACAAGGACTTCGCTACCTTCGTGACGGCTGACCTGCCGCTGATGGATGACGCGCACAAATGCACGCGCATCCAGAAGGACGGGCTGGCCCTGCGCGTGTGGCAGGCGAGCGATATCAGGAACGATGAACTCCTGATGCGTATCGACATTCTGCACGGGTTCAAGGTGCTTCGTCCCGAGTGGGCGTGTCGTCTGATTGGTTCGGCGTCTGCCTAACCTAGTTTGAGGGGGCTGGACTTCGGTCTAGTCCCCTCTCTTTTTTGAAAGGATAAACATGGCTGCGCAAGACTACGAACAAGTTACTTATGGTTCTCCCGATGGGGCGCAAGTTGGTAGCGCTTCTACGGAACTTATCGGGTTTTGGGGTAAGACTCCGGTCACTCTCGGCTCCACGATTGCCGCCGCGACGAATTCCGGCACTACGGTTTCCAATGTGCTGGCGCAACTGAATTCGCTTATCACGGAACTGCAACGCAAGGGCATCATCGCGTAGTGGGGAAACTCCAACTGATAGGCGTTATCCCGGTAGAGCACGGGAAGATCGAAGAAAACCGGGAGTCGTGCAGGAAGCGGGGCCTTCCTCGGTTGGCCCCGCATAACAAAAGGGATGGGAGGCTCGCCGTCGTTGGCGGCGGGCCTTCCGTTCTGAATTACCTAAACAGGATAGCTGGCTACAGCCATATCTTGGCGATCAATGGGGCTTGCAAGTTCCTCAGCGATCACGGAATCGAATCTACATTCTTCGCAATCGACCCGCACGAGATCGTTGCAAAGTGGGCTCCTGGCGCTAAGAAGGCGCTTTTGTGTGATCGGGTGTGCCCCGAGGTATTCGACATTCTCAATGATGCCGATGTAACCGTCTTTGAGCTTGCGAACGATGTTCCTGGCGGCGTTTGTGCGGGGAGTTCCACGGCCTCGGCTGGATTCATTCTCGGCCCGATACTCGGGTATGAATTCGTTGACTTCTACGGGTGCGAATCGTCCTTTGAAGGCCAGTCTCACGCCTACATGGACGAGGCGCTAGAGGAGATTCTTTGGGTTGAAGTCGGCGGGAAGGAATACAAGACCCGTCCAGACTTCTACCTACAGGCTCAGGAGATGAGCCAGATATTCAAGAAATTCCCGAGGGCGTTTACGGCTTATGGGGGCGGATTGCTACAGGCGATGATCGACCACGATGACCACGATGTTAAGTATGTTTCGCGGGTGTTCATGAACAGGTTGAAACCTACCCAAGAATTGCTCGCGGAATGTCAGTCAAGCTAGTCGCTTTAGAGGCCGTTCCTCCCGAGCAGATAGAGCGCAATCAAGCCTTCTGGCGTGGGCTTGGATTGAAGCGGGTTTTCTTCGGGCTTCCGCACGAGGAAAAGATAGCGATTGTCGGGGGCGGCAGGTCTATTTACCGGTCATGGGACGAGATACGGAAGTTTCGTCATGTTCTGGCGATTAACGCGACCCGAAAAACGCTGAGACAGTTTGGGGTGGAAGCAACCTTTATCAGCGTTGATCCCCTCCCCATCGTTGCAGAGTTTGCGCAGGGGGCTACTAAGGCTATCGTGGCTACCCGGTGCGATCCGAGCGTCTACGAGGCTTTAAAGGGCGCGGAGATACGGATATTTGACACTCCGGGGGACGTGCCGATGCTCTCGGCCACGGCTTCCACGGCGGTCCCTCTCGTAATGAAGATGGGATTCCGGCAAGCCTGTTTCTTCGGGTGTGAGTCCTCTTATACGGGCTTCTCTCACGCTGACCGGCACGAGGACAGGGAAGTAATCAAGGTCAGGGCCGACGGTAAGGAATTTATTACCGCGCCTGACTACTTTTTCATGGCTCGGGAAATGGCGCAGCAGATTCGTGCAAATCCTGGCGTCATCATCGAAAAGAGCGGGGGACTGTTAAGGGCTATGGTCCGCGATCCCAATGCAGAGGCTATTGAGGTAGGGAAACTATGCTTGTCCGAATGATCCATGAGAAGCATGGTGAACATATTTGCTATGCCCAATGGGAGATTGACCAATGCCTAGCGAACGGGTGGCAGTTCAAGCCCGATCCCCTACAAATTCCGAAAGTAGAGGATACGCCCAAGAAACGCGGGCGCCCGAAAAAGGTTAAGTGATGGCTATAACCGACTATGCGAGCCTGAAAACAACGATAGCGTCGTGGATGCACCGGTCTGACACGACTACCCGTGATGACGAGGCTATCGACAATTTCGAGGCGAAGGTAAATCGTCGGCTGCGTGTTAAAGACCTCGAAACCACGACCACGGGAAACATGGTCGCGGGGACGGCCACGATTTCCTTTCCTACCTCGCATACCGAGATTCGCAGCATTACCTATGTCCCCACTACGGGGGCAATCAGGAAGCTGGAATACATCACGCTTGAGCAAGCTGACGCTCTTGAATTCCAGGCGTCAGGGCTTCCTCAGTATTACACCACGGCGGGGAATGCGATTCGGTTCTATCCCACGCCTGATAGCACTTACGCCTACACGATCAAGCATTATCAGCGGGTAGCGGCGCTCTCGTCTACCTCTGGATACACGACGAATTGGCTGCTTTCCAACAATCCCGACCTGTATCTGTATGGCTCGCTTGTCGAGCTATGTGCATACACGGGGGATGACCCGAGGTTGGCTATCTGGAAGCAAGCGGTAGAGGAAGGGCTGGCAGAGTTGATTAGGGCTGACCGGCGCGAGCGGTTCAAGTCCCCACAGGTGCAGTTTGACCCCGAGATTGGCGGGCGCCGAATGACTAGAGATATTGAGACTGACGGAGAGTAAGAATGGATATTTCCCCTCTTAACGGAGCTGAGTGGGCCGGTCAAACCACGACCTATACCGGAACCGCCGGAACGGTTACGGGCTGGCCTCGCGGTCCTAAAGGCGTGTATGTGGTGGTATCTACCGCTGCGTATGTGCGGGTTGGCGCTGGAGTGACGGCCACTACTGGCGATTACTACCTTCCAGCCAATGTGCCAATTACCTTCCTTGTTCCCGGTGATGCCGGAACCAACTGGACGGTTTCGGCCATCCAGGTTGCTAGCGGCGGTTCTGTTTACGCGAAGCCCGTCGGCGGGGCATAAATGAACCCTCGGGTTCTGTATCGTGCGGCGTCTTACGCGACCGACGCAAGGGCTGCTGCTGACTCCGTAATTTCCGCCCTCACTCCCGCCGCGTGGTATCGGAACGCTACCGGAGTGACGGAATCCGGCGGATTTGCGAGCCAATGGGACGATTACAGCGGGAATGGTAGGCATTTGGTTCAAGCGACCGGCACGAACCAGCCCGCGTATTCGGCTGGCGTGCTGACGTTCGATGGCGTTGATAACTTCATGCAGGTTGTTTTTGCCCAATCTCAGCCGTGGTCTGTTTATCTCGTAATGGAACAGTCTTCATGGACAGGCGGTAACAGGTTTATAGGGGGCGGAACGGACCTTAAAACAGAAATAATACAGAGCAACGCTTCTCCAGAATTATACATATATGCCGGAGGAGACACCACAGCGTCAAACAATAACCTAGCATTAGGTTCATACGGGATCGTGTGCGCCGTTTACAACGGGGCTTCATCCTCCCTTCGCGTAAACAACACCGCAAAGACAACGGGAAACCCCGGCGCAGTGGCTCCCGGTGGGATCACGCTGGGATGCCGTGGCGGCGTAATGAGTTCATTCGGTGACGGATCATTTAAGGAGGTAGTTTGTTTCTCTGCCGCCCACGATGACGCCACGCAATCTTCAGTCATAACCTCCCTCAACAACGCGCTCACGGTGTTCTGATGAACGACAGACTGGAATTTGCCACGCAACAGGAAGCGCAGGATTGCGCGGACGCGATCCATGTCGAGATGCAGAAGAAGGACAAGGACTACGAGGCTTCAGTAAAGGCGGGACACACGACCGCATGGGCGATCCCCTATCAGGACGGAACGGCCCTCGTATGGTGCGTCAATGTGAAGGATCGTGGCAGGAAGGCCGTCAAGGGCGCTGACATTTCCAAGCTCAAGCCCATCTTAAAGGGTGAGCTTGTGGAGCCGGAGGTTAAGCCCAAGTGAGGCTTTTGCTGGCCCTGCTTCTGGCCGGATGCGCCCAC